ACAGATAGGTGAATGGAAACATAATAAAACAGCTATCCCGGATCAAATCAAATTAATAACACAGATTACAAAGTACATACTTGATTGTACCGGCGAACCAAACAATATCTATTACAGTTTAGAAAATAACTCAATTGGTGAAGCCGCACTTGTTTCATTGAATGAATACGGAGAACACAATATTTCTGGTACAATGATTACCGAATCCGGAGTAAAGAAACGTAAAGGTTTCAATACTACACACAAAAGCAAACTTGCAGCCTGTGCTAAATTCAAGCATTTGGTTGAAAGCAAAAAAATGAAGATTAACAGCAAAGCGTTAGTCAGTGAACTAAAGACGTTTGTAGCATTGGGCGGCAGCTATTCTGCTAAAGTTGGGGAAACTGACGATTTGGTCATGTCTACTTTATTAGTTGTGCGTATGATGCAACAGTTAAGCAGTTTCTTATTAGATGTAGAGAATCAAATCAAGGATTTTGACGAATTTCTACCACCTTTACCGTTCTTTGCGGTCTTGGGTTAATATTTGATAAATAGATTATCATGCCCGTAAAACAAGAATCATTAAATAACCAATTAGAGGACGAGTTAAACAAATACAGTCCAGTACCCATGACCTCAGGGGGTAAGGAAGTTGATGTTGCTGATGAAGCAGACGTTTTCCGATTCGATTTCATTAAAGACGGTGTAAATTACGGTCCAGTTCATGTTTCTATTGATGGAACAAGTAAGATGATTATCTACTATAGTAAAGATGTTCAAGACAGCCCTAGAGGTCGTTCTATTGAAGGATCAGGGGAAGAGTCATTTGACGACCTATGCAAAAGATTATATCGTTGGGCTGTAGGTCATCAACTAAGACCCCAAAAAGTCTATAGTTCTAAATTAGGAAGAGATATGGCTAAAAGAGAGCATACTAAAAGAATGGATGAGGGATATTACTCAACAGGTAAAAAATCTAGTTATAGTGACAATATTGCAGAAACTAAAATTATTATTCAACATTCCCGTGCATTAGAAGAAGGTGAACAACGTTTTCGTAATATCGCACGTATCTTTGTTGAAAACGCTGCCGGTGAAAAGTTCTTATTAGATACAAAGATGCCCGGTCTCGCACGTGTACATGCACGTAACATTGCTGAAGGACACACTCCATATGATGAGCGTGGTAAACACATCAGCAGTATGATTAAAGAATACAATACAATGGCAGGCTTTTGCCGTGCTACCAAAAACAATACAAATGAAAGTATCAGTCATTTAGTTGAAAGTGGTTTTCAACATTATGGACAAGTACGTGAAACATTACGTAAGTTATCAAGCAAGCGTGGCTACAAAGAATACTTTGAAAGCTGGACACCTACATTGAATGAAGAAGTAGTTGACTCGACTACTGATTTAGCTGAGATGTTTTTGAATAGCAGTCTTGACCCAAGAATTGAAAATGCATTACCGTTTCTATCTAAGTTTGCACAACCTGTCATGGAAATGAATGAAGTTGTTGAATTAGAAGAATGGACAAATACTATTGTTGATGAAGCACTTAGACCAAACTCAAAAGCACAGATAGAAAATCTGGCTACATTATTGAGTGCTGGTAATCAAATACCTTTTGGACCTAACGCACTTACTATTAAAAGTGAATTAGCTGGATTGTTAGACAATGACCAATTGCACAGTAAACTAGAACTGTTGTCACAAGATGATCCTGATGCTGATGCTAAAGATTCAGTGTTAGCTTGGATGGAACTATCACGTGATCCAGCAATGCAAGAAGTAGTTGATATGGTTAAAGCAGGAAGTCAGCCGGCTCCTGCTCCAGCAGAACCCCCACCGCAACCTGCACCAACAGAACCTCAGCAACCACTACAAGAATTTGCAATGGATGACGGTGACGATGGTAACGAACCAGATGAAGAAGCAATTCTACGTCAGTTGGCATCACATTGGTGGTCAGGTACTGAACAACAAATGGCTAAGGCGCAAAAGACATTAGCGGCAATGGGCTGGGAAATTGGTCCAGATGAAAGTGGTGATGACGATGCAGGTGTGTATGTGTACCGTATAGGGGACGAAGATGGTCGTGATACTATAGCGTTTGCTCACAGTGAATTAGAATTAAATGAAGGTGAACTAGGTGATATGCGTGACTTCTTTAAGACACAACCTGGTATAGCACCTACACCACAAGTAGCGGCTAGATATCGTGCAAGTGAAGAAGATATGGCAGAAAGTTTAGACACTGACCAAAAGCGTGTTGGTCAATTAGGTCCTAAAGCTAAGTATGCTAAGAAAGGTGACTTGGTGGGTGCAATGGAAAGCATTGATCCATTATCAGAACTCAAACGATTATTGGGTAAATAAGTCAACAAAAACCTCACTAAAAATGTGAGGTTAACCATATCTGGCATAAATACTATTGACAGGTCGCAGTAAGTAGTTTATACTTACGACTTGTTAGTCACATAATTATGTGTGACGAATTTAAAACAAAGACCATCTTAATGAAATAAGGAGAATATTATGGCCTCATTAGCAGAAATTCGTGCCCGTATCGCGGCACAAGAAAACAAGTCAGGTAGCAACAACGGTTCTACAAAACAATCTGACAACTCAATCTACCCCCACTGGAATATGGACGAAGGCACAACAGCCGCATTACGTTTCCTACCAGACGCAGACAGTAAAAATACTTTCTTTTGGGTAGAACGTCAAATCATCAAACTACCATTCAATGGCGTTAAGGGTGATCCAAACGTAAAACAAATTCAAGTACAAGTACCTTGCGTTGAAATGTATGGACCTGAAAACTCTTGCCCAATCTTAGCAGAAGTTCGTCCATGGTACAAAGACGAAAGTTTGAAAGAAATGGCAAACAAGTATTGGAAGAAACGTAGTTATATCTTCCAAGGTTTTGTTCGTCAAAATCCTCTTGGCGATGACGTAACACCTGCGAACCCAATTCGTAAGTTTATCATCAGCCCACAAATCTTTACTATCATCAAATCAAGTTTGATGGATCCTGAGATGGAAGAATTGCCAACTGACTATTTACGTGGTCTTGACTTCAACGTTAAGAAATCAAGCAAAGGTGGTTATGCTGATTACTCTACATCAACTTGGTCACGTAAAGAAAGTGCATTGACTGAGGCAGAACAAGCCGCAATACAAGCACATGGTTTATACACATTGCTAGACTTCTTACCCAAGAAGCCAGGTGAGGCAGAACTACGCATTATGAAAGAAATGTTTGAAGCAAGCGTAGATGGTAAACCATATGACAATGAACGCTGGGGTAACTATTTTAGACCTTATGGTTTGGAAGCACCAGCAGGTGGCAAGCCAGCAGATGATGCTGAACAATCAGTTCCAGTTTCAACTCCTACTCCTAAAGTTAGCATCCCTGATGACGAACCAGCAATGGCTGAATCAGTTTCGATTCCAACTGCGGCATCAAGTGATAAAGCACAAGACATTCTCGCAATGATCCGTGCTAGACAAGCAAAGACTGCTTAATAGTAAGGGGGAAGTAACCTTCCCCCTATTAGGAGAACACTATGACACTACCAGACGAAAGATATCGGGCTATTAAGCAAAGCAAGAGATTGCTAGAAGAACTATGTGATCCTGGTAAAACACCAAGAGTACCTAGTTTAGTTAGAGATCGGGCAAGAACATTACTGCGTCATTTCCCAAGTGAATATGAATTGGATAACATCGCAGAAAAATGTCCCGACTTACTTGATAAACAACCGTTTAATATGTATACTAACGGTAAACACATTGGAGATAAAATTGGGTAAGCCATTTGACGTAAGTAAATTTAGAAAAGAAATCACTAAGTCCATTGAAGGACTTAGTATAGGGTTTAACGATCCGACCGATTGGATCAATACAGGAAATTATGCACTTAACTATCTTATTAGTGGTGATTTTAACAAAGGGGTTCCTCTTGGCAAGGTCACTGTATTTGCTGGCGAATCTGGTTCCGGAAAGAGTTTCATCTGCTCTGGCAACTTGGTTCGTCACGCACAGCAACAAGGTATCTTTGTGGTTCTCATCGATTCGGAAAATGCTTTAGATGAGAAGTGGTTGCACGCCTTAGGTGTTGAAACTACAGAAGATAAATTGTTAAAACTAAACATGGCTATGATTGATGATGTAGCCAAGACAATCAGTAAATTTGTTATTGATTATAAAGCACTTCCAGCAGAAGACAGACCTAAAGTATTGTTTGTTATTGATAGCTTGGGAATGTTACTAACGCCAACTGATGTAAATCAGTTTGAAGCAGGTGATATGAAGGGCGACATGGGTCGTAAGCCTAAAGCATTGGCTGCACTTGTTCGTAACTCTGTCAACATGTTTGGTAGTTTGAACATTGGTATGGTCGCAACTAATCATACATATGCAAGTCAGGATATGTTTGATCCAGATGACAAGGTATCAGGTGGTCAAGGCTTTGTATATGCAAGTAGTATTCTTGTTGCTATGAAGAAACTCAAACTCAAAGAAGATGAGGATGGTAACAAGGTGTCAGAAGTAAATGGTATTCGTGCCGCATGTAAGATTATGAAAACACGATATGCTAAACCTTTTGAAACATTACAGATTAAGATTCCATACGAAACAGGTATGAATCCATACAGTGGTCTGCTTGATTTGTTTGAGAAGAATGACTTGTTGACTAAGGAAGGCAATCGTTTATCGTATACAACTGATGAAGGAGAAATCTTAAAGATGTTCCGTAAGGGTTGGGAATCAAATGAAAATGGTTGCTTGGATACTGTAATGAAAGAATTCAGTTCCGGACGTGACAAAGTAAAACCAATAACTGAGTTGGAGACAGTAGAATGAGCCTTAATGCAATAGCCGAAGTTTGGGATGCAATGCGTAATCATATTGATTTGCATGAACGTGCTGATGCCGCAGAAACTTTAGTCAATTATATGATTGACAATAACTTTGAACCCGATGACATTAAAGAATCATTTCGGGGAGATAAAGAGATTGCTACTGCATTGAAGTACTACGCTGACCAATTAAGTGATGAAGAAGAATATGAAGAATATCCTGAGGATGATGAGGACGAATATTAATGAATTGGTACACTAGAGTTACTTACGACCTTAGTGTGATACCCGATTTTATTTCTCATTATGAATCTGAAATATTGAATGCAAAGCGTGATGTAAGCGTTTATGGTAATATTGAAAAGAATATTGCCGCATTACCCGGAATCACAGAACAGAGGTTCAACCAGCTACAAGAGATTGAGGCTGT